TAGCCGATGACGTTCATATCATGACTGTTGACATCAGCCAGGATGTCATGTCGTCAAGTACTTAGAACAGAAAGATCTTCGGTGATACTTCGTCAATCCATGTTCCACTATGCCTGCAAGGTGCCTTGGTGTTCCGTAGCACATATTACTCGACCAACCATATTTGTCGTCAGCATCAGGTATTTCCACGAGAAGTTCTTTTACGACTTCGTCGTGATGCACTTTTGCTAAAATAGATGCAGCAGCTATACTGATGTACTTGTTATCGCCTTTTTCGACACAGTTGTGTATATGGCACATGAAGGGCTTAAAATAATTGCCGTCGACCAAAATTCGTTCGAACCGTTTCTTTTTATCGATTTCCGTCAGGCATCTGTGCATTCCTAGCATCGTTGCCTGTGAAACGTTTATTTCGTCGATTATCTCGTTAGAAACATGCTCGACATGGTATGCGACGGCATTCTCTTCGATATAATGTCGAAGACTTTCTCGTTTCTTCTTTGAAAGCTTTTTCGAGTCTTTTATCATGTCAGATTGCTTATCATGTATGTTGGGATCCCAAATGACCGCCGCGACAGTCACGCTTCCGGCTAAGCTGCCGCGACCGGCTTCATCTAATCCAACTTGTATCTCTTCGAAGTCATCATTGAACGCATATTGCATATTGCTGGAACCTTGGTTATTATATAGAACTATAGATCGCGTGTTTTTAAGTATTTTGAGATGGTAAAATTTATCTCAGTAAATATAAAAGCATGCCTGCAAAATTTGATGCAGTCGAAGTCATGATAAGAATATTCAAGTACCTTCTCGAAGGTCTGGTAGTGTCAACCGTGGCGTTTAGTTTTCCGTCTAAAAAGAAAAACATGGACGAGGTTGTCCTGATCGGTTTCGTGGCCGCAGCTACATTTAGTTTACTCGACCTTTTCGCACCTTCTATCGGAATCTCTGCACGTCAAGGCGCGGGCTTCGGTGTCGGCGCAAACTTAGTCGGGTTTCCTCGTTAAGTTACTTGATGTATAAGTTTCTCGACAACTCGACTACTTCATTTTTGACGCCTTCTGAGTAAATGCATCCCAAAACGATCATGTTTTTGAATATATGGGAATAACCCACAAGGCTGTTAAAATCCAATTTCCCTAGATTCTTGATGATAAATATACTTCTCATGTGATGATGTTCGTAGCTTTCATCTTCTTCTCTCTCTACACGAACGAACTGTCCATTACATTTACAGAACATGTTGCATCTGCATTACAAAAGTGTTTTTGTTTTTATATCAGTTTTTGTGATGTTTTCTTTTCATCTGTCGACCTCATACGCAAAAAACGTATGTAGGGTGTGGGTTTCTCGCATCTCACAGCTTTTCGCAGCTTTTAGGCCTCTCCACTGATGTGCGCGTTTCCGCGACAACAACTCTGTGCCGACGCTTAAAGGACAGTTCCGCGGATCGATCAACCGAATCGCTCTACTCGCCAAAAAAATGCTCGAATACACCAATTCAATCACAGCGGGTATCGTATTATAATTCATACGTAGATCAGACGACACTCGTTCTTCGATGTGGTCATCAAAATCACACACGGCTGTCAGAATTTTGGTACATACGATGATGCATGCATACATGTAATCTGGTGATGTCGCATATCCAAGTACAGCCACAGCTGATTCAAGACATGAATTGAGTAAGTCGATTCTGTCCTTCGTCAATGTCGATGTATTGTGCGAGGTATCGGGTACTTTCTTGGGAGAAGATGGACCATATTTGAAATGCTTCCGCTTACGGTTGGTTTTAGTCGAGGTAGCATCTTCCATTGTAATGTAGACAGCTGTTACTGCAGAAGAGGCGCTTGCCAAGAACTCTGTGAACGATTTCGCTCCAGCCACGTGATGGCTGCCACAAATGTGGTGTACAACGCGATTGCGAACGAAGTTAAACAGATCATCGGATCTTTACAGTTTTCACAGCTTTTTGGAGCTTTTTGGAGCTTTTATGATCTTTTATGATCTTTCAGGATCTTTGATTTGATGACATCTTTCATCACATCGCAACAACACCGTGAGCAAACAAACCAACACGCACAACAACCGCCATTTTTACTTCTTCTATCTTGATGGTGAAAAGAAAGCAACACACCATGAACACTGCGCTCATGATGGTGAAAAGACAACATCACATCATGAACACTGCGCTCAGCACGAATCATGATCAATCGGCTGAAACACACCCGAGTTTGGCCGCTCTTTCAAGCATCTGCGCCCAGCAAATATCCGGGGAGTCGCCACGCGCCCGATTGAAAGATGCCGTCGCGGAAGTTCTTTGCTCTAATCACGGCGTTCCGATGTCAATAGACGCAGTGTGGCGACACATCATTTCCAGCAATTCATATGACTTCACGTCTTGCAGAACACCCAAGGCATCTGTTTCGGGAGCTCTCAGCTCCGATAAACGATTTAAAAGAGTTGTGAAAGGGTATTACCTGCTCAATGATAATTCAACAGGGAACAATGCCAATACAATTGTCCAGGGTGGATTGCACAAGATAAGAGGCTTTGTTGATTACAAAGAACACAATGAATCGAAGAAAGATTCCAATCCGCCGATCTCGAATAAAAAGTTACCAACACTACTTCCAAAACCGGCCACACCTTTCATGCATCATTACGACATGCGGCTGTATATGTACAATTACAACAACTTACGTTGGATGGCGAAATATTCTATGCTGTATAAGCATTATTACATAGCGGCGCATTCTATGATGAGCGAAAAGTGTTTGACACGAATTGTTTGAAATTCTCGTTTTCAACAGTTTCTATATCTGTGTCTATTTGCAATATAAATGTGATGCAAATCTTTGTGTTTTCAATCAAATCTTCCATAATAAGAACATCCCCAGCAATAAACGGTCGATACACGCCTTTGCCAATCACATCTAAATTTACGCCGTAAAAATATTGATACAGGTCTACCTTGCTACATGCCGATATGCTCGAATCGCCGTCTATCGATATAGAATCAAAGAGATCCCCGGGCTCAATCCTCAAGTTGACAACTACGTCACCGAAAGATTTCAAGAATACATTTTCGTCGCCAAAACATTCGAAAATGTAACGGGGCTGCACGATATCTAAGTCGATGTAGATCGTTTCTATTTTTACATGGCCTGAAATGTACCTTTTGTACGCAATCTTTTTTATGGTCTTCCGCATGACGTCTTCCAACGTCACGTCGACGTTAATTTCGATTGTTCTTGGCTTATTTAAGCAATAGCTAAGGTACGCGTGCATCAGCAAAAAGAATGTATTCGAAATTACAGATAACTGTGAAACGAGTTTGTGTTCTCTTTGTTTTTTTTCCATCACGCTTGTAAAGGCTGCTTGCACTTCAATAAATGTCTCGTACTGATACCCGATATTTCGTATGTTTTTATCGGGATGGTGAAGTAAAATCAGTTTTCTATGGCACCGCTTTATTGTGTCGATTGAATCATACTTGGAACACTTCAAGATATCGTAAGGATTTTTCATAGTTCAGTCAATACAAATGTCTCGCCGCTTCGCTTTAAATGCATTTTCGAATTCGTCCAAGGGGATGTTTTTTTTTTGTTTATTCATATGAGATGACTTTTTACAGAACATTGCAAGTTGATAAATCCGCGAATCCGCAACAAATCAGAAAAGCGTATCATAAACTAGCCAGGCAGTTGCACCCCGACAGGTGTTCACGTGTCGATTCTAACGATCTTTTCCAAAAAGTTCAGGAGGCTTACGACGTTTTGTCAGATCAAGCAAAGAGGAGCGAATATGATCGAACATCTAATTTCGATAACATGTTTAGCTCGATGTTTGTTGACATTGATAACATTTTGAAAGATATGCAGCAAGGCACGAAATATTGTTTCGTGAATGATGTCCATACACAATACACAAACAGTGAACTCGTCACGATCGACTTATCAATAAATGAGTACATGCAAGGCTGTTCGAGAGTCATCGAACGCGACGACACAGTGTCGTGTGGCAGTTGCACAGGAACGGGTGTGTGCGATTTTTTGAATAATTCAATAGCATGCACTATTTGCGAGTCGACTGGAATGCAACTGATGTTTCCATGTGGTCGCTGCATAGGGACTGGTAGAATAGTAACAAATGACGTCAGGTGCAACCTTTGTAATGGAATCGGTCGCATTGTCAATCGAACGAAAACAGAAGTGCGAATTCCGGCTCAACAAAGTGATGACAGCATCATTCAATTACACGACCAGAACATAATAAAAATCAAACACGCATTCGGAGCCGACGTCGTCGAACATTCTCGAGGAGTGTTGCAAAAAACGATCTCGATATCCGTCATACAATGGCTATGTGGTACACGTGACGTCGTAAGCTTTGGGGACAGAAAGTTTATAGTTTCAACAGATGGGATTTTCGACATGAGCGTACCCCTGCATGTGTGCGATGGGTATCTTATTATATTCAAGCTAGGATTGGATCGTCGACAGCTAAAGAAATTAAGAAAATTTGCGAGGGTTTTCAGATGCATGTTTCAATCAAACTTCACAGACGGCTAAGGACACTGGCCAGAAGGTTATAATCGATACTTTTCGGCTCACAAGTTCGTAAATATTCGACAGCTTGTATCATTGCTTCGTCTCGTTTAGAGGATTTCGAAAAATATTCCCGTGGTTGAGATGTGATTTTTTGCTTATCATCAATGATATTTTTTGTTCGTTTTGGATCTGACCAGTATTTAGGTACATACCCCGAAATTTCCATCAAAGCGAAAAGTGTCATCCAAAGGTCGTCGATGGGGGTAATTGTACATCTTTTCTGATTACTGGATGCACCATGCATGTTCAAAGAGCAGTGTTCAAAGTCGTTATATTTCTGAGTAGTAACGACTTCTCGTGACACACCGTCCATTTTAACCATGGCTCCAACATCAATCACCCGAACGATGTCATTTTCGTCCAAACATACATTTTGAGGCTTGATATCTCTATGGATGTATCCTTTTTCATGGACAGCTTTTAATATCATCACGATGCTTGATCCGATGTGGCCAATAAGGTGTTCTCGCTGATAGTCGTCCAGTTTAGACATATCATCACCTGCGTGAGCGGACACAATAAAATAATTTCCGTCTTCTTCTTTTTTGTCGATGTAGTGAGGTATGTATTCATACGGCAATGGTAAGGCGTCGTCAACCTTCGAACACAGTGATTTCAAAGTCTCCAACTCACCTTTGTATTGTGTTTTGTTTTTGCGTTGATCAAATCCGACGAATTCTTTCACCACGACTCGTTCCATGTTATACTGAAGGTGGTATCCATTCGCGACTCTTCCGTAGCCCCCGTGACCTTGTTGGCCAGTTATCAATATATCTCCCTTTCTAGTTTCCAAAACGACCGGCAGATTCAGTCTAAATACCATATCCAAACCAGCTTTAAAGCTTTTGAATGTCTTCATTGGGCGTGCATTCAATCTATAGAATGAAGATATATCAAACTTCGTCTGCTTCTTATTCATATACTTGAGATGCTTGTTGTGTGCGTCTTTCATGTGTTTTTGTTTGATGTGGTATTGGAGATCAGCCCTCAACCTTTTGTTTTCCGACTCGAGTGCGCTCATCTTGCCGCATTCAAGCTGTGACTCGCTGGGAATCGGCGATATCGCAGGTGTACCTGTCTGCGTAGAGATGCGGTCCGTTTCGACAAGCTGGTAAACGTGACCTCCGTATTCGATCCCGACATCTGAATACTTCTGCAAAGAAAGAATCGCTCGAGATATGCTACTCGCACTGCAAATCGTTTGGGGCGTCTGAACGTTCAGACGCATTTGTATACAAGGACGCGCGCGCGAGACAGAATGACGAGCATTTAGAACGATCTCTATGCTTGATGTTTTTGATGTTTTTAAAGTTTTTGATGTTTTTGACACTTTTTAGGGTTTTTTAGAGGCAGTCGAGAACCATCCATCCATATGCGATCCATTTCGACAAAAGAACTTCCGAAAACATGGTTTACGGAAAACCACACAAGGACCTTCTATGGATTCTGTCGAATTGATATCTACATAATCAGTTATTCTTAGTTCGTATTTGGAAATACGTTGAAACCAATGACATTCTACATACAATACGGAATTCAGTTCGAATATAGATTCGATCTGTGCGACATGCATCTCTTCGTACTCGTACTTAGGCAAGCATAAGCACTTACTTCCCAAGAGAAATTCTTGCGTACTGCCATCTGTTATTTGTTTTTGAAACCCGCCGAAGAACTTTCTGGATTTGCAAGTGGCCAATATCGGCCCAATGGGCGTTGTCTTTATACATCGGCGTTTCAAGTAATCGTTAGACGGACTACGCATCGCGGACGCATGACGCGTGGGCGATTGGTGAATTGATACGATGCAAATGACATCGGTTTCATCGCATTCGACGTCTTTTTGATGTTGAACGTTTTTCATGGTATGGATTGCTTCGAGTAAGTGGTCCATCGCGCTCGGGGTTGTGTGCGGATCGGAAATGAAGATGAAAGTATATTATTGTCGAAAAAAATGAAAATACTGAGATTGTGGCGTTGGCGGGTCTCTTGATAACAACAAATAAAGTGAACTGATTTAAAAGAATGCGTGCATGTAATATAAATGAGTGCCGTACGACGTATTAGTACTCTAGTAAGACTTCCCCGTCAGGGGCGGTGGTATGGTTACTCTGCACATAGAATACGAGAAGAAGATATACTCTCGACCGAAGGTGAACGCATTTTTAGAAATGAAACCTGGCAACTACTCGAAGATCTTCACCCCGAGCGTAATAGGGGGTTTCGCATCGAGCTTGAAGTACATCACGAACAAAAAAAAATCGACTTTTTTACAGACTCCATGTCAAATCATGAAAAGCTTACCGTTTACATGAAACATAGAAATACAGTGAAAAACATATTCCCAGATTATATGGTGGTTGAGCGTCATGTCTAAAATATACATTAATACCTGATGGATTCGAACTTATCAAAACGGAACTTCGCCAGTATGAACATTCTTTAGCATTTCATCAACGGTCACAGAATTTCCACCATCACCAAAGAAAATGAAAGCGAACGCGGATAAAATAAACAAGATAGTCGAGTAAAATGCGATCTTGTTAGATGTGGAATACTTGGATGTTTCTTGTTTCATTTCGAATTTGTTTTATCAACTTTAAAAAAAAACGTATTTCAAACGACGATCATGCTCTCATATTGGCTCGCCATTCCCGGACCCGTTTTAATTCGATTCTGAGTGTTTCTAATGAATCATTGTCTTTGTCGTAAACCCCCTTGTATCCTTTGGCACTCAGTCGATCTAGTCTAAATACAATATCCTTGCGTTCAATGTCATCTTTATTCATGCAGTTGCCTTTAACAATTTGGAATCGGATTCTATTAGAATCTGACTGGTCATTTATAAGTTTTTCAAATAATTCTCTCATTTTTTATAGGCAATGTTTTTTATGGCGTACTTAAATGTAAAGACATCTAACTTCTTTTACCCGTTTTCTGAGATGTGCGCTTCCATTCATCTGACGGATAAGTGCCTGTCGACAACAATATCCGCTTGAGTCTCTGCGCTTCGTTTATAACTGCCAAATCAAACCCGTTGATTCGCAATATGTCCAAGGCAATGAACTGGTTGCTCACGCCTTCGCGTACCATATAATTGTAGATGATTTCGTTTCCTTTCATTTCACACTCAAACTTGAATAGAGAATACCTGTCTCGATTTAATTCGCAGATAAAGTCGTAATGTGTCGTCAATATCACCACCGCATTAGTTGACTTTCCGAGATTATTCACAATAGAATGTGATCCAGAAAGCCCCTCTAATGGATTCGTGCTGTTGAAGATTTCGTCCAGAAATACTATACATTTCGATTCAGGGTGATCTTGAATGTAACTCATGTTCTCCTTCGAGCGATACATCTCGGCTTCAAAAAGTGACTCTTTTCCTTTGCAGTCCGGAATCGAAATTTGGCTTCCGATATAATCAAAAGGTGTTAACTCCGCTGATTCCGATGCACAATATCCTATTGACTGTGATAGAAGTACGTTTACGAGAATTGACTTTACGTACGTTGATTTGCCAGCGGCGTTGGGTCCAGTTATAATACAATTTCGCTTTGAAACAGAATTGCTCGAATCGTTCTTCACCGCCTTGTCGAAGGGTATCGATACGTGCCAACTGCCTTTGAAATTGTAACGAGGGACCTTGGCGTGGAAGTCAAAACTCGCCTTGTTTAAATGATTGGATACAATGAATTTCTTTATCGCATTGAATGCATCGGCTGCATATATAGTGTTCAAGGCATTGTGAATCGCATCTTGCTTCGCGTCTAGTTTCATGAATGCATGCAGCCACCCACCCACCATGTTTTGAGAGCGATTTACTGTCGGTGTCAATTCGTGTGTCAATTCATAATATGGGTTCGCTTTCAAAGTATTTGTCAATGTGTTTGATACATCGAACAATTCCAATAATTTCCTCGTATGTCCAATCAATAGATCGCATATCTTACCGGTCTTCTTTGCATTTGATGTAGAATTGTAACAACCTTGACAGTAAAAGAATATCGAGCAACCATACGACACCAATGTCATATTTCGCAATCCTCTGCTGTCAGTTTGATTGACGCTAGCTGTGCTTATCGCATACAACGTCTGCCAGTAATATTTGATCGGAATTTTTATACCATATTTATATCGAATGATCAATAATGGCATCGCAAAGTATAACAACGGGGAACAAATACCAATAGCAGGTGACACGTATTTCGAATACATCGTTTTTAATTGCAAAGCAGACTCATATGTGTTTAAACGTTTGAAACCATTCCATCTAAAAAAAACTGATCTCAGCATGTCAGAAACCTCATCTTCCCTTTCTGACATGAACCATGCGGCGGAATCTATGCATAATCGAGCTTTTTCAAGCAAAAGAGGGACACGAGGATCAAGACGGTCAAAAAATTCTTGTCTACTCCACAAAGAATCTCGTTTGTTGGTGAAATTCGTCAAAATTTCTTTTATGAATATACTCGAATTCTCGAAAACACAATGTTTTGATATGTCTTCCAGAATACTAGTTGAATCGGAGAAGGTGTCGATCAATTCCGAATCATATAAAACATTTGTTCCAACTTCCACAGTGGAGTTGTCGCACATCTCTAACGTTTTTTTGAAGCGAGTATCCATTGAAATATCAGCGAAAATTAAAAAACCCCCATATACGCGAGTCACATCACCTCACCGCAACAAAAACAAAACAAAACAAAAAGGCTTATAGATTTAAAATGTTATTATAACACAAAAGGATGGCGCTTGACAAAACAAAGAAAGACAAACTCACTGATTCGGAGAAGAAGAAGATTAAGCAGGCGAACAAGGCGAAGGCGAACCCTGGAAAGTCTGAGGCCAAGAAGGAGAAGAATGATGCGTGCCGCCAGAAACGAAAGGAGGATGGAAGCACCAAATCATTCGCGTAATCATTTTTTATCATGCAAAACAAATTCACATTTTGCATCTTGAGAAATCAAAAAAGTAAAAAAATCTCCGTATAATTTAATGCTCAAGAGTCTTGGAAACTCCGTGGTCAAAAGTGCAGCCATTGCCAAATCAAAAGCGGCTGCTTCGTCGAGTGGATTTGTTGCCAAAGCAAAAGAAGCAGCTGCTTCATCGAGTGGAGTCATTGCTAAAGCAAAAGATGCCGCTGCTTCGTCGGCTGAAACTGTAAAATCAGCCGCGTCTTCGGCATCTGCTGCAGTTGCGTCGAAAGCAAAATATGCAGCAACTGCTACTGCAGAGGCCGGGAAAAAAACGATAAAAAAAATGGACGACGGTCGACAATACATAGATCAAATAGAAGTTTTCAAGAAATTTAACCCAATCATATGGATTTTACTTTTCAATGTGTTTTTACGTTTCATCCTTTATTTCGCATCCAACGTAGGAAAGACAAAAGCTAACAAACTCAAGAAGGAATACACTCGAAAGCATATCAAAGAAACATTCGGAGTAGCATTGATTTCCATATTCATCATATGGTATGTTACGTTCAAATTTGATCCAGAGGATACATCGCCCAGATACCTTCGTGACAGTTTACTTCTGACTTTATACTTAAACGTGTTTTTGTATGATTACATCAAAAATTTCACCAAATTAATCAACGTAAAATACTTCAAACAGACAAAAAAACAGGGAGCAAAGCTTGGTGGGATCTATTTTGGAATAGTTCTTGGTCTGTTCGCTTTCTTTGGAATATTGATTGCTTCTTTGCATTACATGCAAGTCGAGCTGTTCCCCAACCATTATAACATGTTTGGAGAAGACTTTGACAATCTTAAACCAATTTTAATTTCCGCGGTGCTATTTATAATGACTTTCGCTGTATCGATCCCCAATTTCTTTATCGTAAACCCTGAATTGCAGAAGACGAAAAGGAAATACAAGGGGAATATGCGACAATATTACATAGATTCATTTAAGTTGTTCTTCATTGTGTATTTGACGATGTACATAATTCTGATCATGGCTATGAATATGAACCTTCCGAAGGTAAATGATATCCTGCGAAAATTCTTTTGAGTGAGGGCATTTTAGGGTTTAGGGGGTATCGTGGTATCATCTCCATCCTATTCGTCGTTATTACATTCGTTGTATGTATCTGTCTGTAGTATTGTAACAGCAGCTGGCTGTTCTGTATCATATGTATCTCTTCGTTGTCGTCTTTGTCATCCAACTTTAGGATTATAGTTCATCATCGTTCTCAGATTCATCGTCGTCGGCTTTGTCGTCGGCTTTGTCGTGTGCTCCAGGAGTGAGGCCCTTCGATGGAGGCCGAGGAACCGCGCGCGTATCGGGCGCATCGCGGTCCTTGCGCTTTCCACGCGCAAGCTCATTTTCAACCTCGGGTTTCGACACGACGACGACAAACCCGTCGTCCTCAAAAGCCGTATGGGTCGTCTTCAACAAGGTGGCGGCAGCTGTCGCGGCTGATCGCGCGGTCTCATCGTCAGGATATGCCGCGACCTTCTTTTCAGCCTCGGATTTTTTTTTCGTCAACGTCTCGATGTACCTGGCGCGTCCTCCCTTGATGGGACACGTTTCCGTATGAAGACGGCCCGTGTACGCACTGCGTGTTTCTTCGTCAAGCTTCGTGAAATCGGCCGATTTCGTGTATGCTTCGATGACGCTGGGTAACTCGAGGTAGTACTGGCTTTGGATGAATACGGAAAAGTCCTTGGTCGCGGATGAAACATCATAGTACCTGTGCGTCTCGTCGGGCTCTTTGCCACTCCTGTTGTGCAACATGCATTCTGCCTGCTGCATCTTTCTGTACCAAATGAAAGCGTTCAACTTCGGCTTAGGTGGTGCGGAGCCGATAGCCCGGATCTTACGTCCCTTCTTTGTCGCTTTCGGTTCTTGTGTCGCTAAGAACCTCATTTCCGCCGCAGCGACGTCTTGAGCATATTGCACGAACGCTGGGGTAAAGTTCTTCACATTCATTTTCAGTGAAGTCCGCGATGCTTTTGACACGGACAACGCGCGGTTCCCAGGAGTACCCTCGAAGGCCACCAGGTCGCCGCAGGTGGGGGGTGTTAATTGTTGCATCGTTTTTTATTTCGCTTGCTGCGCGCAAGGGAAAGTGATCGGAAACCTAGTTCTCACGATGATATATTTACGATCAGATCTGGGCGCAGTCTAAATTGGCCGCGGCGAAAAAAATATCATATTATTTCAATGGCGTCAGCATTTTACATTAATTTGGCAAAAGACGTGGCTCGAAAAGAATTGATGGAATCAGAATTCGAAAGAACTGATCTACAAGTGTGTCGCTTCGAAGCATGGCATCCGGGAACATTACAACATCGATACACTTGCACCGAAAAAGCTAAGCACTCATCATCCGAAGAAGAAATTTCCTGCTTCTCTAGTCATATAGATGTATTTCGATTAGCGAAGCAAAACAATCCGTGCACAGAAGGGTATGTTTTGATATTTGAAGATGACCAGGTATTAAAGTCAAAGTCGATCGAAAAACTAGACGAAGTCATATCCACGGCACCCAAAGACTGGGAGATGTTGCAGCTTCATCACCTGCGCCTGGATTGCAGGAGAAAACCACCCGATTACGGCAGAATCATTAACGGAAATTGGGTCGAGTGGCACAAAGGGTATTACTCCTCGGCATTTTACGCAGTGAAAAACAATGTCTTACCGCGACTTGTTCAGGAATTCTATGATTGCTCAACGAACAGATTTAACTTCAGTTCGATCGACACCAGAATACAGATCGATAATGTCATATATGGCCGATGTAAAACATATACATCCATACACAACTTTTCGTCTACGAATCTGCACTTCAAAAGTAACATTCAACCTACGAGACAAGACGCATTAATAAAGGATTTTGAAACGAAATCCGAAGGACTGCACAGCTGTCCTTAATGGGATCAATTCAAGTGTTTAATCAAATTTGCGATTGCCGTTTTACTAATTTTTCTTCCATTTATTTTCAACGAATCAATTCTTTCTGTTGATTCCGAAATGGATTGTACGATACACTTTACCGTTCCGAACTCGTCAATCAAACCCTTTGCGATCGTCCCAGAAATACCAGGAATTTGACTCAATATATTTTTCTGTATGTCTGTATCGCATTTGTGTTTTTTGAGACATATGTCAGAAACGCATCTAAATTCTTGTTGGTCTTCGGTGAAATATTCTGGATTTTTACAGACGCGTTTATGGATTTCTCTGACTAAAATCGCAGTATCTCTGCAATCCTTCGTAAATAACATCTGTACGTGGTCACGGAATATACTATGTATGAACGTCGAAATCAAAATATTGTCTAATGTCCCAAATTGGTGATCGCCTTCTATGATGAATAGAATCTGTCGATTTTTGAAATTCGTCAACAGTCGATTTTTTTGTTCTTTGTATCTGCCATCAAAAATGGAAGCTTTCAGATCAGCCAAAGTTTTTCGTTCCATGACAATTATGATATTTTCTTGCGCATCGGTGATAGCGATATCACCGACATGCAGACTTTTTGAGCGAATCTCTTCGCTACTTGTGAGTTTATTCAATTCAGAGAGTAATCTCTGCTCTCTGCTATCAATGACGATATGAAACTCTGTCATAAAGTAAACACTACATGACATAATGCGAGTTATTTTTAAGTTACTTTTCCGTCATCGATATCTCGCGTATTCGTCTCTCATCGCGCGAATAATTCACAGACCTCTCATCACGCAATATCTTCTTCCTCATTTGGTCGTCTAGGACGATTTCAAATGTTTCGCAGTAGGTTTCAAGAAGTGTTCGCCTTTGGGCGATCGAAATATTTTTCCATTCATTATCTGTATTGTGTAATGAAGAATCGATCTGTTTGTCGAATGTCTGCTTATCGACCATATCAGACACAAGTATTTCAGATAGATTTTTGCGTTCATCATTTTTCGGCAGAGGCCTTTTGTTGTGTCTTTCATTGACGTATAAAATCTGGTTCAATGTCGACGACTCTTTGAACGGCATTTTCACTTCCACATCAGGTGGTTTACTTCTATCAACCGTTGTCGAATCGTTAAGTCTACGAAACAAACCGGACAAGTTCATTTGTTCATGTATATTATGAACAAAGGTCGAATTCTTAAATGGATTTCATTGAATCGCGATTTTTTATTATGGTTACTATATAGAGTATACTGAAATGGCGACTTTTGTGGTCGATGACCTACGATATGAACCACTATACGGGGATTTCGATGTCACTGTTCACGACAACCGAAACCACAGCGGACGATTCATAAGTCAATTCACCGAGGAACAATTTAGAAGCGCTGCTTTTCAACTGAATGGGTATAATGTATTGAATGTGAAATATGCGTTAGAGTCGATCGAGTATGAATCGAATCGAAATGTCGTCGAGAAGTTTTTCGAACGACCAGATGTATTTCCAGTTGCGAGCGTGAGTAAAGTAGCGATTGACGATAAAACCGAACACGAAGGTCCGTATACGATGAATTCAAAGGAGTATTTTGAAAGAATGCTAAAATCTCCAAGTTCGATTCACGATAAGGACACGGTGACCCTGAAGGATTTGAGCTGCGGGACGTTGCACCATTCTGTGCAACAGTACTTGTTAAATATCGATACGAATCACGATTCAATACACGGTTATTTTACGGCATACGAAGGTGATCAAGAAGAAGGTCTCCGTTTGCGTTTATCTTATCCGAAAACAGTGGTTACTACGGAGACACTGACTGATCCTACGAAAGAGTTAAAGTTTTTGAGGTTTCCCGAAAATGTCGAGTTTGCAATAACCGGTATTTTTGTATTGAATTCACCAGGAGACAAACACTACGCGACGGAGCTCATCGGGGGCGAGACAGCATATGAGAAAAGTAAACAAAAGAAACGAAGTGGACACCGTACTCGAGAGAGCAATATGTTTTATAAAATAAAAACATCATCGGATTCATTGGAGTGCATAATCGAAAAGATTTCCCTGGACGATAACGACATTGACACGACTTCTTTCGAAAACCTTATAGGGGCGGATTCACTGTCTATTCTGTCGTCGGTACAACGTTCGGTATGTCGAGAGAAACCATTGAAAGAGAACGAAATCAAAAAATCGAAAGTCAAACGCGAGAAGGTCACAACATGTCAAGATAGCAACATGTCAACTCACAGAAGGATGAAACGTAGCATTGAAGAAGCCGGCAGTGTACAACGATCGAATGATTTAGTGCGATTGGATGCTACTAGTCCATCGTTACCGGACCATTTCTTTGATATGTCTAAAAAATCGCTTAATTGTAAAGATGTCCGTGAACGATTCGATGCTTGGGAACTGAGTGTGATACGTGAATTGGAACGCGATACAGCGGAACTGAGCAGCACTGTTTCAATTGACACACAGTCGAACAAGGATATGCACTCATATTTCGACAAGGAACATGTATTGAAATTCGAATCTTTGAAATCTTCAAGAGATGACAACGTGTATGCGATCAAACACTCGCATGCGAGTAACGCGTTCAAACACTCGCAATCGCTTGACACGACTCATGCGAAAAGTGCATCATCGACGGCGATAAGCACAGCCGTGGAACAGTTCGAAAACCTTCGAAGAGAGGCTGGTACTTTATCAAATTTCCGTGACGAGTTTGGAGAATGTGTCATCACATTCATTGAATCGATTGGGTTGCGGCCATTGCGGCCCGACTTAGCCAGGGAGATGTACCAGTACGCGAATGGATTTATAGACGTCAAAAACCCACAACAAAGTATATTGATGGTTGCGGCAATTTTCATATTTTACTCGCAAATGCTGGACATGCCGTTCATAGTTTTACATCTAGGGCTCACGAAATTTTACGAGCATAGAAGCTGGCCAATATTTAACACGGAAGATGAGCGATACGAAGAAAATTTGAGATCATCCACGATGTATGTATCGAAAGTGTTAATACGCACATTTGAGGGTAAGGACATCAATTTTTCTATAGATGAAAAAAGTATACATGAAAGATTGGCGTCTGAATTAAAATATGTTATTCAAGATGATGTACAATCAAACAATCTGAAAGCAGCACGTGCCAGAGCCACTGATATCGATGACCGACGCGTTCTTACTCTCGAAAGCGAAAATGATCTCCGTCTTTTCGAGTCAACCATCAAAAGTGTTCACATCGCCGAGGACACCTTACTTTCAATGAAAAGGACGTGAAGTCCGAACTTTTAATCAGAAGGCTGCCTGATGAGAGCCTCATGTCGTATCAATATCGTACAATTCACACCATTTTTTACAAGTTTGTATCCGGCTCTCATCACGTGTGTTAGAGTTTTTATTTCCCGAATCAGCTTCGTCCAAGGTTTTTTGCAGATATGAGATTTGTCTATTGGAGTAATAAACATTGTATATGAACAGTCGGCTGTATACTTGTGGGTTAAAGTATTCTTTCAATGGTGACTGCATGACAGATTGTTTAGACACAATAGTGGTTTTCAATTGTTGTATGAGTTTCCAAAAGTTCTCACCCGGGTTAAATCCCAGACATACTAGGTATTTTTCAGAATTAGCAGGGCGGCTCGTGAAAGGTTTGACGACGTAAACATCTGAGTAAAGGGAATGTAGAATCGATATCAGACACACGGTGTCTTGAGTGAACATGTCGAATACTTTGACGATAAAAGATCCCTGTTTTTTTTGAAGAATAAGTGCAGTGTAGATTTCACTTAGGAATAGTCTGGTGAAATTTTCTTCTTGCTTGTTGAAGTCGACGCTGAAGTCGAAACCGCCGTCCGCAGTCACAACGTCGATTGAATGATATCCTACCTTATCGACAAATTGATTAATGCAGTGTGCCTTATAAAGATCGCCGACATTCGTGTTTTTCTTGTTTAAGATAATATTGTGATTGTCACAGTCTTCCTGCGAGATTTTCCAGAAGGGTACTCTGTTTTCGGTATTCGATTGTACCAATAAGGTTATTCCAAATATCCTTGTCACATTCAGGGCGTATTTCGTTTTATAGTCGACGAGGCATTCTATGAATCCCCCCGGGCCTTCGGCGACGTGACAAGTGGTATATCGATTGTTCACATTTGAAAAGATATCGGAGTGGAAATCTCGCAGAATTTCCCATAATTTGAAGTAGGCCCTACTAATGGTTTTCTTATTGCTGATCTTAAAATGTTTTTTTGATGAGCTATAGACATATTCATACTCGTTCACCTGTCTTTTCGCTTCGTCCCAACCATTACTACTTTCGATGAGAGTTTTCTGTTTCGTCAACTTTTGCTTCAACTCATTTGTTGTTCTGCATATATGATCATTCTCGTCTTTTGACACGGTCCGAGTTTTGTGTACATTTAGTTTGAATGTGTAATTACTCATGGTTATTAAGTGCTTCAAGTTTTTAAATGTCTTTGAGACGTCAAGAAATAAATGTTCTTACTGAACAAAAGATGGAACCCCTGATTATTCAGAAGCAGATATTTCAAACGAGCGAATCGAGGGATTTTATCTTATTAACCTTGTTCAAAGTTATTCTTAGTGTGTTCATACTCATCGCATTTGGTATAATCGGTAATCAAGTTTACAAAGGCAACAGAGAAATAGCCGACCAGATGATATTACCGTTATTACTTGGTATTTCAATACTAATATTCAACAAGATATCACCATTCAAGATGTTCGAATTTTGAATTTGCTCAAACCATTTACAAAAATATATTTCAAGAAGGTAAGATGTTTCGAAATAGTAAACCAATAACAACTGAAAATGTAGAAGTATTAACTCGGGAGGGTATACTGAACATCGAAAATCCCGACCTCAAATATACATTTGGAGATATACCAGATGCTTCGTTTGATATGAAAACATTCATAAGTGCTCTTTTGAAACACGAATTTCGCATTGGGGAAAACGTCGACTACGGATCAGAATACACAAATATTGTCAAACAGCTCAAGACACAAATCGGTAACATAAATACTGATTATGTTCCATTCCAGAAGATTATCGAGCAACTTGATCCAAATGAAACACACCAATTAAAAGAAAGACTTGATAAGCTGTACAATCGGGTATTATTCTTTCAAGTCGACTCGTTATTATTGGATTTCGCGAGATACGTGTTTTCATATTATGCCGTTTTGCAACTAAACAGCATCCAAAGTATGATGAAACGAATTTACTCCGCACTATCCAATGATGGCGCTGCTGCGCAATTGAAGCAGCTCACATACTTGGAACCGACCGATGCCCAGATGCAAGGATTGATGTATGAACTCGATACTAGGATAGAAGAGCATCGCGGAGAAGTCGATTCCAAAAAGAAAACCAATCTGCAGGCGCAGCAGCAGGTTCCTGAACAGAATGCCGAGGCACAGCCGCAGCAGGGAGGCCAAAACTCGAATTATGGATCGAATCCGATCCGAGATTTGACGTCGAAGTTTGCGGACAGTCAACTAAAATTCATCCAGCGAAGGAAACAGTTCAAAGCATTCGTCGTCATGTTGATTGAACTCATGTCAACATCTCTTGAACAACTCATCGGGATGTACAGAACGCTATTCGACACTGTTCAGGTAGAAGAAGATTTGCGAACGAATCTACTCGACATCGTATCTAAGATAGAAGGAGGACTATATAATTTGAACACGGATGAAAACATTGAAAAGGACCTTCGAGAGATTGATAGCGAGATGGTTCGTCAACTTGGCAAAAGAGGAACTATCAGATACAAAAATATTCTTAACGAAGTGAATAAACTTGTCAAAAATATAAGTGAACAAAACAACATCGTATCAAAAATGTCATGATACTTTTTTTTGGTACATTTTCATGAAATACCTCGAGGAGTGATTCTTCGAGTGTTTTTCCGTCGAATGGTACTAATTTTTATGACTTTTGATGACGCTATCTAGCCGAGAGAGTTTAGCCACAAACCATTTAGTACATCTTCAGTCCAATCACTTTCAGCACAACTGACATGGAGCTGACGAGCATCAGTGCATGTTGTGTCATAGTGACAATCTTTGCATTTGTTGTTTTTGGAGAGAAGTCCCCATATCCCACCGTACTCATTGTTACCAACGAGAAGTAGAATGGATCGAGTTTAGATGTGAATCCGAATTCCTCACGGTCAAACAGTGAGTACACGATTCCATAAAATGCAGCAATCATCAATATGCTGATGTATTCGATGCCGGGTGGGACGTTTTCCCACATTGTTTATTTAATCGTGACATTATAATATCGGTTTATTTTCTTCAAAAAAATGTACGTTTCATGTAGTGAATGAATGATTGAAGTTGGAAATACGGGTAAACTTGGCTTGACCGGCAACATGGATAACCAGAACGCTGTGTTTTTCTTTAAAAACGACTCAATATATGCCCGAAAAAACGGAGACTTCGTCAATGCTTACGAATCAAGATACAATACGGTTTATGGTGTGAACGGACCGTCGTTCACTTCAAATTCGGATTACAATACAGCAATCGGATACCAGTCTGCAAACAACAAGGCATATCATTCTGCGAGCGTTTTTGTTGGCGCTGGTGTTGGATATGACGTCAAAGCGAGAGATAGTATATTACTTGGCAGAAAGAACATCGTTTTGACAGGGAATGATACCGTGTACGAACACGACAGCATGGTGACTATTGGAAATGACAATAATGTGCACAATTCGGAACAATCTGTCATCGTAGGTAATTTAACACGAAATCAGCATATGAATGCGAACCGTAAGGTCTCAAGGAACGTTATTCTCGGTTACGGTAACATCAATTACTCGAATGATGCAATAATGGTGGGATATATGAATCACAACGAAGCGAGACAATCAGTTCTACTTGGGAAAAACATTCATAACACCGGTGATCGTTCATTGATAATACATCCGAGACTCGAAGATGGTACTGTACCGGACGAGTATACGAATGAAGAGGACGAACATATAAATATATTTGGAGTCATTTCAGGAACTGTTGATAAAATAAATATAAATGGAAATGTTTCTTTCCGCGACGATGCGGTATTCGGTGTATTGAACGCAAGTAACGTTTTGGTAGATTCCAACATAATAGCACATTCGATCACGAGTTCTTCGAATATATCAAGTAGTCTGAGTACTTCCGTCGCAACAATTTCTTTAGACGCCAACATAGGGAGGTCACTGTATGTCGAAAAAGCTCTTTTCTTATCTGGTTGCAACATCACAGAAGTCATTCGAAACACGGAAGCAAATACCTCTGTATTGGAGGAGAAGTTTCGAAGTTTGGAGTTTCAGCAATCTGTCACAGATCAAGATATCGATGGAATCAATGCTCAACTGGCTGATGCGGGAGGGCGAATAACCAACAATTTTAGTACGCTATGCAATCAAATTAATGATAACGGTTTCGATATACAACAGAACAGAGCCGTGATCGAAGACATGAGTCGTACTCAACAAAATTTAGAATTGTATATGGATGATACGATAAATGTTCAGATTGAAACACAATTTAATTCTATCATTCAGAAAGCCATCGACGGTACTTATGTATTCAACATCATTCGTGATTCACTTGCCAATTTCCCTAGCTTCAATGCAGATATTAGATTGTCCAATTATGAAAAGCTTCCTCGTTGGGACTTCGAGGTGCAAGAGCAGCCAAATTTAGACCCAGCGAATCATGTTTTCGGCGATTTCGATGGGGTTTTCGAATTGCACAAAGGAATAGTCGAAAACGAGATCGAGTCTATACATACCGAATTCTTCTCTACATGTAATGTGATTTTTAGCCACTCAAACGTATTTCGAAACAGGACATTTTTTTCAGAACCTGTGATATGTAGTAACAACCTCGCATTGAACTCCAATCTGTTTATTGGGGGAGTGATTCAAAGCTTTTCTAATCAGGTCGTGATCAATGACAACTTACTGATCCACGAGGCATTGCATGTCACCGAATTTATCCAAACAAACGCGATCAAATCTGATCACACTTTTACCAATTACGTCAAAGTGTTCTCCAATATGTCGTTCTCCAACGATTGGAAAATTTTCACGTCGAATAATCCAAACAATTCTAACTTGAAGGATCTGGTTTTCAAGGGAACGAAACAAGGATCAGAAGGTATTGAGACGACCTTCACTGATTTTATTCCAGGTCAGCTCAACTTTACCGGACAGCACAGATGTACATACTCTAGTGTTTCCAGTAGTAATTTACTTGACGAAGATGTCAATTCTTTGACTGGATATATCGTATGTTCACTAGGTCGATATTCAGATTTGAACGATGAAGAAAATATAAATATAGATGACGCAATACCTATTGTCGAACTATCCAAGTTCGCGAAAGACAAACGAGCGTTCGGGGTGATCAGTTGCGACGAGGACACAGCGTTTCCGGACTCTTTTAATAGGCGCTCGTTTCAAATAGGTACTTTGAAATTTAAAACTAAATACAACAAGAAAAGTACCAAGATGATCGTGAATTCAGTCGGAGAAGGTTGTATATGGGTATGCGACCAAAATGGTGATATTAAAAATGGAGATCTCATTGTCACTTCAGATGTACCCGGAATGGGAATGCGACAGGATGATGATATAATAAGAAATTACACCGTCGCGAAAGCCACTTGCGACGCGAATTTTTCCGAGACGTCGAAATGTTTTATTGGTTGTACTTACAAGTTTTAAGTCGGAGTCGTCAGTCCAAGCCAAGTCGTCTATCCGAGTCGTCGTTCGTTTTTCTATATATCTTTTCTTTAGTTTATAGAAAATGAAGTTCGAGTTCCAAGCGAGTGCAGTACATAGACAATGGAAAGACCTGTTTACGAGAGATGGTATGTTGAGAGATGAGAAAATTACCTTTAATATTGGAAACGCGCCTGGCTTTCAACGCGATACAAACGCGAAGATGAACGCTGGTATTTACGTATACGACGGTGAGAGTCTAACACTCAATTGGCAAAATTGGGAACCTGAAACATTGTACCGACAATCCACATCCGACAAGTTCGTTTCCAAAGACAATGATTTCACAATTACTTTTGGAAAACATTTATCAGATTTGAAGCTTCTCGGAGATGACGCGCATGCACAAGCGGTCGAAGAAACTACCGCACCTGCTTCTCCTGCACCTGCTCCTCCTGCACCTGCTCCTCCTGCCGGGAACGCGGCGTACGGGTGGAGCCAGGAGACGTTACCTGCTCCTCCTGCACCTGCTCCTCCTGCTCCACCTGCACCTGCTCCTGCTGAACAAGGGTCAAAACGACTGGACGCGTTTGGGGTGTGGCGGTTTGAACTTCGCGCCCCTGTTCCTGAAGCAGCGGTCGAAGAAACCGCACCTGCCCCTGTTCCTGAAGCAGCGGTCGAAGAAACCGCACCTGCCCCTGTTCCTGGGAACTGTCCAAGGCTGCATCTTGCTGAACAAGCGGTCGAAGAAACCGACGTTCCTGCTGGTACACCAGCGGTAGAAGAAACCGCACCTGCCCCTGTTCCTGAAGCAGCGGTCGGGGCATTTTGGGGAGTTATAACTCAAGAAAACTTACCTGTTTCTTCGACCGACGTTATCGACTAATACTGCAGCAACTGAAGATCCTTTGTCATTGATGATTGATTGATTATGCAATACGTTGGATCGAAAAGTGGATTATTTTATGTTATTTTTTTGTACTTAAACAATAATGAAGTTTGAAATCGAAAAACAAAAATATGTTATCAAGATCCCCTCAAATATCCACAGATTTGCGGAAGATGCAATGAAATATTCAATCATCTTATCAACGTTTCATATCATGCTGTATTCAAAGGATGGGAAATCCGGTCGTTCGACTGTTTTCGTCGAACAATTTATTTACGTGATGCTTGCATTGGCGATATATTGGCTGATTATCGACAAACTGATTTCATTCGAGTGAAGTAGGAAAAACCGAAAAAGTGTGAAAAACTATTTTGTAGACTTTTCACAATGTAAAGATGATTTAGCGGTTGAGAGACGTGAACCCCAAACCTCGCTGCACTGTTGATAAGATGAGGTCAAGCTGTCCGTCTTCTTCGTTCATCGCGGATCCTTCGAGCATCTTGAACGATCCATCAACCGACGATGATATTTCGTGGAGATCGAAAACGGTATTTACCCTGAACAACCCAGATGCTGTTTCAGAAACTTTGGCGTCGCGGAGAAGTAGAAACGAGCCATCGCAATACGTCGGACCTTCCAAGTTCAAAATATCAAAACCAGGAGCTTCGAAGTCGGCGTCGGTATCGGCAACATTGCCATCGGCGACATTAGCATCGGCAAAGACTATTTTGCACAATATCTCGAATGGATATGCTGTGATGAAAACAGATTGCGACGAAGTCATGAATGATGGCAATTTACTTAACCTAAAAGTCGTTGAACTGAGGGATCGTTTAGAATGTACTGAAGCTATGTCGATCGAGTTGTTTTCGCGGATACGTTCGCTATTTCGTTAAAAAATCCATTTAAGAAAATATAAGATTCAAATACAAATGTACATAACAGGTCCATTATTCGATGAGAACATTAATTATACGGAAATTTACATCTTAAATGAAGTACAAAATTTCCCATTCACGAAGTTCGATGTGAATCTGAGTGAAGACAAGTTTCGAAGAATATTCAAGAATATAAAACGACACAAGCAAAGGAGTTTCAAAAAGATTCATACACAAACGTTGAATGCTACGCTGGAACATGTTTCGGACTTGGAAAACGAGTATGTAAATGAGCTCGTGGTGAACGATTGTTCGCTTTTCACAGCAAATAGGAACGATTTTTTGAAAGTGGATTATAGTAAAACATCGAAATCTGTGTTTTCATTTCCCTCGAATACAAACATTTACGACATCGTCTACCATCAGCGTCTCATTTTTAAGTTGGATAATTGCCTATATCTCAATTTTCAATTGTCCGAAAATTACGAGGGACAAAGACATAAACAAATTTTCTTCAACGTGAATCAGGGAAAAACATTTGACGACCAGGCGATATGTAAATTGATAAACGAAACACTCAAATTATTTTGATGCTAAATTTTGTCAATTTTGTCCGCGACACACTTATTTGACATTAATTGATCACTGAGCGTGTCTTTACTTCTCCACTTGCCTATGTTGACACATTCGTGTTTTGGAGGAAACGAGCACCTTAGACATAACATCTTTTCACAATATTTGCAGGAAGTTGGCATGTGATCTTTTTTTCTACAGAATTCGCACCGGCTCATTATAATTATGAACAACTTTTTAAAAAAAGTATGGTGTGGAGGCGCGCTACATTTTTCTACAAAAAAAGTAGTCATATTTCAGTGAAGCCAAGATGGCCATCGACGACATTCATTTCTTGTATAAAAACAGCTCCAAAGAGAACATCGTCCTTCTGATCGATTCAGGTAAGCGCGATAAAAAGAAATATAAAACTCCAAGTGAATTCGTCATAGAATTCCCGGAACCTTTCAAGCATGTGATAGGCGTAGAAGTTTTAAATGCATCTATTCCTCGTACAACATTCACAGTAGACAAACACAACAATAGCATCAGGTTATGGTCATACGAATATGGAATCGATGTGAACAACGAACACACTATCACAAATGATTTCAGGGTAGAGGTCATCACTGCCAACGATTTTCCATCTGCTGAGAAATTGCTATCCGCTATGACTTCCAAATTTCGCGAAAGAGACGAAACATTCAATGTCGAAGCGGATAGTCTTGCTTTAGAGTCTGACGCCGATATCTCCACGAAGGGTTATTTGAAACTGGAATCCACGTGGTCTCCATTCATAGTGGACGGTCGTACGTTAAATAGTCCTTTATGCCCTCTTCTGGGATTTTCTTTACTTGCAAACGATAAAGACGATACATATGACACACTTGATCACATTAAAAATTCAAGACAACTCGTTTTCCCATTGAACATTGGGGAACAAAAAATCGACCGTGCGAACTTGATTTCCCACACGTATAAAGTGCATACAAAGGTAAACACTACTGAAGACTCTTTTGACATTACATTACCTTTCGAGTATTTCAATTGTACATTGTTAATAGAAAGTATAGAAATAGACCAAGTCGAATACGACATACGTCAATTAGCCTCGATCTTTTCGGTGGACGGTACACTCGGAATCCCTTTCACATCCGAAATGGAAATAAAAAATAAAGACGATGTTGTCATCGAAGTCCGGTATACTTTTCTCATGCCCAATGGAAAACGCTTCCAAGAATTGGACCCGTATCACACTTATGTATCTCGCTTATCAAGTCACAATTTGTCAGAAGATGACCCGGTTACTGTTCGTGAAGACGAATCTTCGAATGGAGTTGGCAAGACGGTTCTGTCGTTTTTTAACGATTCCACCAGGTTGTCAGTATTTTTGCATCAATTTAAATTGCAGGTCGAAGAAATTCCGAACGTTGCGCCGGGTGGAAAAATCCTCGCGTTTTTCTCATCGACTAACCAGTCAAAACGGCACGACTTCTTATTAGAAGTAGAGTATTATAAAGAGGAAGACAAATTCACACTGAATTTTGACGTGTCAAAGTATTTCATTGGAAACTTAAATCCCATCAACTTCATGAGAATTTTCAACGTCGAGTACGAAATGTATCACATGGTGGACGATGACGTGAATGATGCTCATAGATTGAATATATTACAAGTATTTGAAAACGACCCTGAGTCAAATGTCACAGTGAACAGTGTTCTTTATGACGTCCAGTTCAAGGTTGTCCCTCCTGGTATAATCAATATGGTAACAGAAAATTATGTGATTTTACGATGTCCAGAGATAGAAAACCATTCAAGGGGCAGCTATGATGCGAATGACGCATCACCCGGGCTCGCGTTATTTACTATAGATGTCGCATCAGGATACGCTGCGAACAAAAGCGAATTCTTCTCTGTCAAGTACAAAGAGTTCCACCCGATAGGGAAATTGGCCCGTCTACATTTTAGATTTGAACGAAAGTCGGACAAGCAATTATATGACTTCAAAGGTGTCGACCTTCACTTCATTTTATCGTTAAAGATGCTTGCTGCTCAGAAGTTGAATGACAGAGAATTGGAATATACACTGAATCCGAATTATGACCCCGATTACCAGGGCTTTGTCAAATCTTCTTTCGATAATGTCGAATCAGACGAAGAGATGGACGAAAGACTTGTCACGCAGCGTGATTTCGACGAAGAAGTTCAATTACAAAATCTCTCACATCAACGTCGATTGAATCTCCAAGAAAGTAGTAGTAGTGAAAGCGAAGAGTACTCGACAGATGACGAGGATTAACGATCAAAAAGAAACGACATAAAGGTTTGTTCAGTTTTAGATCACCAAGGGTGTAAAATCCTCAAGATGCCATATATGCAATTTCCCAAAACTGCGGGACAGTGTGCATACTTAAGGTCTATACAGTCACCGAAGCCTGTCATCATCGCGACCGGACCGGCGGGGTCGGGTAAGACGTTACTCGCATGCCAAGAAGCGTCTCTATGTATATCTAAACGCACATACGATCGCATTATCTGCACGCGACCCATAGTGGCAGCTGGCGAAGATCTGGGGTATTTGCCGGGCGACATGGACAGCAAGATGCAGCCTTGGACAGTTCCAATGATGGAAATCTTCGAACAAACGCTTTCAGCCGGTCAGCTGAATGCACGAGTCATAATCGAACCATTGGGGTTCATGCGCGGGCGTACATTCAAAAATGCGTTTGTCATCGCGGACGAAATGCAAAATAGCACGCAGGCTCAAATGAAAATGCTACTGACAAGAATTGGTGAGAACTCGAAGTTGCTCGTACTCGGAGATCTAGCGCAAAGTGATTTGGACACAGGCAACGGTTTGGAAGATATTCTTGAGTTGATCAATTGTCAAGATTTAGAATACGTCGACCATGTGAACATGTCACAGGGCGACGTCGTACGCCATCCATGCGTTGCCGAAATATTGGGTCTTTACGAGTAGATCGCTTTGAAAAAGGAAACTCAATGGATATCGATCAAAATACACTCCAATAGCGCGCTTTTCACAAAAGGATGGTACGCCGACCTGTTCTTATGATCGTTCTCCCATACTTCTTGGGGCTCGAGTGCTAACTCTTCCAATACGTTCGCGTGCATGAGGCAGGCCCTTCCGGGAATTGTTTCTTCGTAATAGTGTTGCCGAAGATATCTCTCGCACACGTGTGCACACTTTTGCAGTATGACATTGATGACATGGTGCACTGGAAAGAGCTGCACCTCTCCGTCGCAATACACTCTGATTATATCACAGGGTTGGAGCGGATCTTTTCGTTTTCCGTGAAACGGAAGCTTGAAACAGTTGTTTTCGGGAATGTCTTGCCATATCCTTTTCACGCATTCCTTCATCATCTTTTTTAGATTTCTTTCGTTTCCCAAGTAAAGCTTCTTGACCATTTCGGAGTCGATATGGTCTATGAACGGCTTGTCGTACGATTTGTAGACGATAGCGACGTCATTCTTAGTAGAATTATGATTATGGGTAGAGTTGTCGGCAGTGGCGTAGGTGTAGGTGTTATTGTTGTTGTTTTTCGTTATGTTCACAGTACCTGCTTCATATAGTTGTTTCAACCCACATTTTGGCAAGTGTCTATTCAAGCAATCCGCCCTAGAAAACGTGTTTTTACAGTATGCGCACGTGTTGACTTTTACAGCAGATATAACCGCGGAAGCATCATATGACACTGACGCTGTTGGTGGGGAAGTGTTTTCTTCGGACACCTCTCCTGGAATGCACTTTCCGGATTTTTTATGGCGGTGCTCGTTCTGTCGATTGGCGAAGCACTTTCCACATGTTTCACAAACAAAATCATTACCCACATTTGGGACTGTCATATCCTCCGGATGTGGTAATACTTTTTCCAAAATCGGTACCACATTCTCAACAGGTTGGCACGGGGTTTTCCGGTTGTTGTGCCTTTCTAAATTGGCCAAGCGACACGTTTCGAAGTCGCATATTTTACATTTATACATTTTATTATTAAAACTAGTATAGATAATTATTCTTAAATGATTTTAAGAAAACCAAAAGCATGATGGCTTGCAACTCGTTTCATTGAACGCAACCGATGTCCGGTCCGTCAATCTCACCATAAAATGAAATAAAATTCTTCTTAAAAATAAGTTAGCATGGTTTGGAAAGCTGTGAAAAAAGAAGTACAAAAGCTCATCGATAATGTTCTGGAGACGATCATCGTCAACCCGATGAAGGTCGTCTTGAAAGCATTGGGATTTTACAAATTCATTGGGTGGATCGAAAAGGGAGTAAAATTTGTCATGGATATATTGAATTTTTTTCTCGACATGGTTGGCATTATAGCAGATCTTCTGAACTTTGGAGTAAAATTCATCGAAGTATTGATCGAAATCGCAAAAAAAATGGGTTACTACGCCTCGAGACCATTCGAGTTCATAACAATGCTCTTGAATCTGGGTTTTACTTTAGCTACTTTCACAACAGCTTTCGTGTACCATAAGTTTACGTTTCCGAACAATCTGAAGATCGCGGAATTTTTCATTTATGTCCTGTTTTTAATCCCGATCACGATTGTGTTTGTGGTTTTGATCGCGATATGGGCAGTTTGGAAGTTGTTTATAGAGTTCATAATCTTACACAACATCGACAAATCTTCAAAAGGATATGTTTCAAGTTTCATTTACAGATACTTTGTTGGATGCGAAAATGCACCGGATGATTGGTATATGCTATCGGGTGCACACCATGGAAACATGAGTGCTAAAAACGTTTTCGCGTACAACCCTTGTCCGACGGGTTCAAATTTTCGCGGAAACAAGTTCGCGTTATTCTGCGAGAAAAACAAACGATACGAGCTGCAGGTCTGCCCCGAAGCGAATTTATATCGCGCGTATCTTGATTTAAAACCGATAGGTAAAGTTTCAAATAGTAAGATGATAACTGATCGCGAGTTTATAAAACTCAGCTCCGTAAAAAAGAAACTGCATATCGAAAATTACGAAGAAACGATTACGAAAAACATCAATAAGTGCGCTGATTTCAACGCATCGAAAGAAAATCTATTAAAATCTATATGTATAAAGCAAAATGTCGAAGGTGTACAAAAGAATCCATTGATAAATAAATTGTGCCACGATGTATACTGCTCAAAAACGCGCGAAGCGTTCTGTCATAAATTAGTCCCCGGCCAACTCAATTCGATCTCAGATCTATCAAACACAGGTAAACTCACTTTGATTGTGAACGTTCTGATTGCCATCACGTCTATCACGCTGATTGTTGGACGGAAGCACTTCTTTGTGACTGTCGACGGTGCGTAGACGTCGTGTCGACATTGTCGCACATCAATGGACCACCGAATACTCCCTTTACATTGACTGCCTGAGAGCCATTTTGACCAGATATAATGTCAAGTGACACATATTCCCCTTTCTTGAGGGTTTTGAAGTTACTGTTCAACGGATGAATACCTGAATGATGCACGAAGATATTGCTGCCTTTGTTGTCGCCGGTGTAAACAGTGATGAAACCATAGCCGAGTCGTTTGTTGAACCATTTTAAGCAACCGATATCAGAGCCGTATTCTCTTTCCACAACGACCTCTTCGAGGATTTCGGGCTGTTTCATGACTTCAGACATTTGATACCTGATTATAAGATGTGAAACGGATCAAATCTTTAAATACTTTTTCCCGCGCCTCGGCCCCTGGGGAAAGCCGTTTTCCACAAAAAAATTTCTCAATATAATTTAATTGTACGATGAATAGTTTTATGAATGACACATCAGCTGAAGCTCAGAGAGATATACAAGAGCAAATAAATATGATGCGAGCAGAACTAAATGGAAAGTTTGATGAAATTGTAGATATTAAACAACAAAATCGTTTCGATGACTTAAAGTTCTATGCTATTGGATTTGTGAGCATATTCTTCCTATACGTCGTCGTAGACAACACACTCAGAACATTACGACTATATTTAAAGAATCGCAAGCGAGAACGGGAAGAGAAACTGAAGCAACAAGCCCCAGATGAAAATGAATACGAGCCATCCTATTCAATCGACGCAAATGTCGAAAAACAAATGAGGAAAAATATTCAGCGAGCTAGCGAAAACCAAAATAAGGCACTCCATGCTGCTAAACGAGAGAAATTAGCTTCTTTAAATAAGGAGTTCAGTGACCGTGATATTAAGGAAATGCCTTTAGATGGTAATATCGATATGCAGACAATTGATAAAGTACACGACGAGTATCAATACAACAGCCGTAAAAGTGACGTGTCGTTCTGGGACATGGTATTCACAACAAATAAAGAATTCTAACCCCCCGGATACCTGCTACCTGCTGCCCACATGGGCGTCGGGCATTATGTATTCAACATACTGCAAAAGTTTTTTGTAGCACTTGTTTATTGTGACTTCGGATACCTCGCATTTTTTGGAGATTATTTTTTTCGTTATCGAAGCATCCTTTGTTTCCATCGCAACAAGGTATATGATGGCTGCCGCGATGGACGGAGGGGCATTTTCAGTCACGATTGAGTATTCAGTAGCTTTGTTGACAACGTACATGCACGTTTCGTTTAAGTTTAGTTTGTTTAATTTAGAAAGGAAACGCCTGATGAAATCAACCGGTTTCGAGCATTCCAATTTGACATCCTTCATGATCTCGTTGAAGTGTTTACAGCCCTTTGTCATTGTCGTTATGTCGAGGTTAAACATTTTCGCTATCTCTTTCGCAGACCTCGGAACCTTGTTACTTTTACAAGCCATGTAGATAGTTGACGCAATCAATCCACTTCGATTGCTCCCACGAGTTATCCTGTCTTCCGCCAGCTTTGCGTACAATCCCTTGGCATCATCAATTATTGTCTGTGTCAATCCATTGTTTCCTGCTTGTAAGTGGATGTTGTTCAATATGTTATACAATGATCTTTCTCTGTACGGCATCGAATTCCATAGATGAAATTTGCGCATTCGATTGTATTCAAAAAAATTAGCGTTCGTTGACGACGAATTAGAACGACCTTCGTTTAATCCAATGACAGATCCCATCGCCGCGGTGGGAGTGAACTGACTTATTGGAAGACCGCAACGTGTTGGATCAGATGATTTGGCGTCTGAAGCGCCGTAAAACCTCCATTCTGCCTGAGAATCTATGTTCTTATATAAAACCGTGGAACATTCACTACACGAAAGTTCATCATTCGAATTTTCCCAGACAGTACTGCCACACACGCACCTGCTCGGATGACTGTCGTTCGAAGTTTCTTCTTCCGACTGATGCTCGTCGATTTTTAAAGACTCTAGATTCTTCCAAATTTCATACTCGTCCAAATTAACGGAATGTTCATCCATACATATAAATATGTATGAATAGACTACTTATGAGTCGTACTTCTATAATCATATCAAACTTCTATATCATTTTCGACCCAAAGAATTCGGATGTGAATGATCAACAGTTCTTTGAAAGTATCTTCAAGAATTGCAGGACCCTCCTCGAAAACAACCCGACAAAAGTGATACGATTGACTTATGGCCCAACGTCTCTGACTAATTTCTCAAAGGCACTGCGGAATTTCTTTATCGAACTGAGAATCGAACCAGGACTCATGCTAGATATATGCAGAGTGAATCACATATTCGTAGATCCGATCGTCATGTGATAGCTTGTTGTTTTTGATGTTTTCACTAGATAACCATCCATTGAGGCCAGAGTTTAGCAACATTCTGATTTTTTATCTTGGTTTATTACAAACCAAATATGTTCTTCATATACATTGTGATATCAATCATATTACTTTTAATTGTCTTTTTGCATCGAAGGATTAATGGCATAAATACAGACATCAAGACTATTTCACTATTGGAAATGAGCGAATTCGACGACCTTGATCCAAAACTGAAAGCTTTTTACAAAGAGGTTATTCTAGAATCGTGGATCAAAGGAATTAACGCAGCGATTAACAGCGAATATGAAAAAAGCGGCATAGACAAGTATTACACAGAAAATCAAGAGCAGGTCGTGAAATTGAACAAACTATACCTCGAGATCGCCAAGATCTCTTTTAAGAATAAGAATGTTACAGGAGATTTTAAACTCTTGATGTACAACGCGAATCTAGATCGATTAATTCAGGACGCCGAGGCTAAGCTCGTGGAGCTGAGGGCTATGAATGACGCTCAGGTCAAGAGAATATGATCAAATCAGTGCATCTCTTCAAGCTGCGTAACCGCTTAGATATCGTACCTTCGAATGGCCCCCAATAATTAATATAATCCCTCAAAATGTCTTTATACCGTCGATCAGAAGACACGAGCCATTCATTCTCAAGAAAAAAAGTGATCGTTTCACACAATAGATCTTCATTGAACCCGTATCGGGATCTGATCGATGGATCGAGCCAGTAATCTGATGCCAATAGCAACTCTTCCGCTCTTCTGATTTTTACATCTTTCGAGTGAATGATAAAAAACATTTTTTTTCGGCACATAGGACACATGTCCCCTTTACTTGACCATCTATAGATGCAGTTCGTACAAAACGCGTGATTACAAGCTAATGTTGTTGGAGTATACATGTTATCGAAACATATCGAGCATGTATCAAACGTCATTTTACTATGTCGTTTGCACAACTTGTCCCCCGTGTCAATAGACACGCAGCAACGTCTGTTATTTTTCGTATACGCGGCGCATATGTTGGATTTGAACGTACATTCACTTGCGGTGGATTCACTTGCGGTGGATTCACTTGCGGTGGATTCACTTGATTCGATGTCATGTCGCGTCGTTGACAACTCATCTGTCATTCTAGGCGAGCTAGTCTTTGATACTCCGAGAATGAACGAGTCTCGGATTTTTTATGTATATTCGTCAAGTGGATACTCCGAGAATAAACGAGTCTATGATTTTTTAGGGTTGATGAATTCTTTTAGTGGTTTTTTTTGATGGGTCACCTCACTGCCCCGCGCGCGCGACGCACTGACAACAACGGTCATCGCTCGTCGGGTATACGTCGACTGCTCCGCAAATGGCGTCTACTTCGGCGCAACCCGCTCAAAAGAACTTGCTTGACAAGGTACTACAGACTCGCTCTGCCTTGCCAGGCGTCGTTGTCATCCCTTGTCACGTTCAAGGAGAAATAGAATACGTCTTGAAGCCGATCACGGATATTCTCACCACAACAAACCTTAAGGATGTCTTTTCAGCTATTGGTTTGAACTCTTGCGATCAGTACGCACATGTGAGGCCATATCTGGTGCACGATGTCGAAGTTCTGTGTTATGAACCCGAGCGAACGGACATTATTGGGTGCGGCATCGAAACGGGTGGATTTAATTATCGAAAGGTCAGATTTGGGGTCCCTCATCTCTACTCTGATTATTCTATTTCTGATAATATAATCAGTCTGAGTGATCTCTGTGACAACAAGACAAGATACTTGTTCATCTTGAGATGCAATCATAATTCAACGGTTTGTGAGTATTTAGCTGGAATTAACTGTGGGAGCTTGTGTGACATGAACGATAACACTAAATTGTCCTCGATGAACGTGTTCCAAATGTTAAATACTGGTATGGGTGTATCACTATGTGTAAACGAGTTACATTCGACGTCCATCGAGTTTCATGATAGAGGACCCATCTATAAATATCAAGATGGTCCTCATTTATCGGTGGTTCAAATGTCATATGCCCACGAACAGACCGAAGCCACGGGCGCGCAGAACCTCCTGACGCTCGCGGACATGGAGGGCAACGCGAGCTTCGACGCGGCGAGCCTTGGGACCTGCGGCGAAGTGTGCGAGGACAGCGTTGCC